CATCAAATAATGATGAACGATACTGAAGGCAAACAGACAATTCATATCATGCATGCAAATGGGCAGACTTGGGTAGAACTAGGAAACGAAGGAACAATTGATGTTTATGCGTCAAACAGTTTGAATATTCGCAGTGCTGGTGAACTTAACATGCATGCCGACCGTAATATCAATATAGCCAGCGAACTTGGCAGTGTAAATATTTTTGCTAAACGTGCTATGAGTTTGGAAACTGGTAGTTTAAGTCTCACAGGTACAAACAGTATATTGGCGTATAGCAAAAGCTCAGTGGGAATAAAAAGCGACGGTGCACTTAATCTAAACAGTAGGACTGGAGGATGGGGTGCAGGTACTGGACTTACTCTCGAAGCTGGATGTATAAAGTTAAACAGTGGATCCGCATCGCCTGTGTCAAAAACAGTTGATATTCCAAAACTACGACTACCTGATACAAAATTTGAACCACAACAAGGGTGGATTGCGGCACCAGGTGCAATTGAAACTATCGTTACAAGAGCACCAACACATGAACCTTATGCTAATAGAGGAACTGGCGTTAACACTAGCACTAGTTTAGAATCACCTGCAGAACAAGTACCTCTTGATCCAAAAACACAAGAAGCAGTTACCAAAGCAGAATCAACAGAAGTTGATACTGTAACTGAATCAGACTATGAAACACAAGCTCAGGCAACTACAAACGTTGGCAAGATACCACCTGAAAAAGTTACAAGTATGGTGGCACAATCAAGTAAACTTGTAGCACAAGGCTCTAATGAAATCTCAAATTCGTTTGGTGTTGGAAAGTTTGGATTTAGTGCAACAGAATTAGAAAAAGGCGGTCTACTTAAACCAGGTACTGCTGAGTTCTTTTTAAAGGACGCAACGGCGGATCTGAACACTGTTCTAAGTAGTGCAAGTGTGTGGACTGGTTCTCAAGGAATCAATGGAGTAAGTGATTTCCTAAACAATGAAACTCTACAGGATTTAACCAAAACTGATCTGTTTAACAAGGGCTTAGGTGAACTGCAAAATGCAGGAATAGTAACTGGACTCGAAGACGAAGCATCTCTTGGTGGACTTATAAGTGGAGCAAGCAAATTTGGTGTAGATGCAGTGAAAAAATGGCAGGACGGAGCCGCAACACTTGGCGAAACATTCGCTGGAGCAAACAGTTCTCCTATAACCAGTAATCAAATGAGTGAGTTAGTAAGAGGCGGACAGTATTCTATACAACTAGCACAACAAAAACTTAGCAATGAGATACAAGGGTTTTCCACTGGTGGCGGAGGAGTGGTTGGCACAACGGTTCGCACATCAATTGATACTGCATTAGAGACAGTCGTTACAAGCAAAAAAGTTAATGGTGTAATAAGCACCTAATTTAGGAAACTAAATACAGTATGGCCACGTTTATCGGATATAGTACTATTGACAAGTACAAGAATTATACAGTCACTGATTTTAATTTAATCAAGCGTGATTTGTTAAATGCATTGACCATACGTCAAGGTGAAATGCCCGGGCGTCCTAATGTTGGCACAACAATGTTTACACTTATGTTTGAACCACAAGGCGAGCCAACAAACAAAGCAATTATCAAAGAAATACAACGTGTGATTGCACAAGACCCACGAATACAATTGTCAGATATAAATGTGTTTCCACAAGAAAACGGAATCTTGATCGAACTTGAGGTTGATACAGTTAGTGGGCAACAAGGTGAACTTTTAAACATATTCTTTAACAATCAAACAATGCGAGCCTCCTTCTCAGACGTGTAGTATAAACTACCCAGTTTATTTTGTTCATAAATACAAGGTAAGGATAGATACACATGGCTAAAACTACAAGACAAACCAGTATATTTGGTGTTGAAGATTGGAAGAGAATCTACCAAACTTATCGTGAAGCAGACTTTCAGAGTTACGACTTTGAAACATTACGTAAGAGCTTTATAGACTACATTCGTCTGTATTACCCAGAAAGTTTCAATGACTACATAGAATCAAGTGAATTCGTTGCTTTACTAGATGTTATGGCGTTCATGGGACAAGCAGGTAGTTTTAGAAATGATTTAAACACCAGAGAGAACTTTATTGATACTGCTGAACGACGAGACAGCGTAGTACGTCTTGCTGAACTTGTAAGTTACACTCCAAAGCGTAATACTGCAGCAGAAGGTTTTATCAAAGTACAAAGTATCAGTACCACAGAAGGCGTAATCGACTTTACTGGTGTTAACCTATCTAATATTACAGTAAACTGGAACGACACAACAAATGCAAACTGGCTAGAACAGTTTACAGTAATTGTTAATGCCGCACTTAGTGGAAGCCAAAGATTTGGACGACCTGGTAATTCGCAAACATTACTTGGTGTACAAACAGACGAATACACATTAAACTTAATACAAGGATTCTTACCTGTAATACCTTTCTCTCAAGTAGTAAATGGTACTAACATGGTATTTGAAGCAGTAAGTGCAACAAGTTTAGATGAAACATACTTGTATGAACCAGCACCAGCACCAAACGGAGCACTGAATATACTCTACCGAAATGACAAACAAGGTTATGCCAGTGCAAACACTGGTTATTTCTTTTACTTCAAACAAGGTAGTTTACAAGATCAACAGTTTAATCTTGGTGAAAGAATAAGCAACAGAGTTGTTAATGTCAACATCGAAGGAATCAACAATGAAGATACATGGTTGTACCAATTAAACGCACAAAATATAATTGAGAACCAATGGGAAAAGGTTGAAAACATCTATGCAGGTGCAACTGAAGAGCTTACTCCGGATCAACGTAGATATTTTACTATCACTTCGAGAACAAATGACCAAATTGATCTTAACTTTGGTGACGGAGTGTTTAGCAGTATACCTGTAGGAACTTTTCGAACTTATGTACGCTCTTCAAACGGTTTAAATTACATTATCAATCCTGACGAAATGCAAAATGTAACTCTTAGTATAGGTTACGTGTCAAAAACAGGCAGAAATGAAACACTAACTTTTACTTGTGCGTTGTCGCAACCAGTAAGCAATGCGGCTAGTAGAGAAAATATAAATGACATCAAGCAAAGAGCTCCTGCAAGATATTATACACAAAATAGAATGGTTAATGGTGAGGACTACAATAATTTTCCATATACTCTTTATTCAACTATAATCAAGTCCAAGGCAGTTAACCGTAGCTCTATTGGTACTAGTAGGTACTTGGATCTAGTCGATATCACTGGAAAATACTCAAGTACAAACGTTTTTGCATCTGATGGAATGTTGTATGAAAACACCGAAGTACCAAGTTTTACATTTACTTTTGTAGATCAAAACGACATAACAGATGTTATTATAAATGAAGTCGAGCCTGTGCTTTCTAGTAGGGGAATGCAGGAGTTTTATTACGAAAACTTTCTTAGACCAAGTTTAACTACACTTAATTTAGAATGGTCCCAAAGTACGACTGCAAACAACGAAACAACAGGTTTTTTTAAATTTGTTGCAAGTGGTGCACCAGCACCAGTTGGTCCACAAGCAAGTGATAATAAAAAGTATATTGCAAAAGGTGGATTAATTAAATTTGTTCCACCTGCTGGGTTTGTTTTTAATAATTTGAACAGACTAAAAGTTGGGTCAGCAACATTACCTGGTGATAAGACTGAACTGTGGGCAACTGTTACTGCATTAGAACTTGATGGCACAAATTTTGGTGTTGGTAACAATGCAGACGGCACAGGACCAGTTACATTAAATAATTTTATACCATCACTGGCAGTGCCAACACAGGTGATTGTAAATTTTGTTACAGATTTGCCAACTGCTATTGAAACTACCATGAGAGAAAATATTGAACTTTTCAGAAACTTTGGACTTGGGTACGATAACCTAAACCAAGTTTGGTATGTAATCACTGCGAGTAACCTTGATAGTAGTGTTACTTTTAGTTTAATAAATGCACAGAATACAAGCGGAACAGGTTTAGATAATAGTTGGTTAGTTGATTTTCAAACTGACGGTGTTACATATACTGTCAGTTCAAGGAGTTTAGATAGATACTGGGCAAGTGTATTAGAAACGCGATTCTTTTATGATGGAACACAGAAAGTCTATGATCCAAAAACTGGAAAAGTTATTAACGATTTTATCAATGTACTAAAGACAAACAACGCTCCGGATGTAAGTACACCACTGAATAGCGATGAGATATTGGATATAGTTGGACAACCAGTTGAATCAGATGGTTTTATTGACGACTTTAGAATAAGGATTTCATACAAAGATTCAGACAACGATGGAGTTCCAGATAATCCAGATTACTTTGAAACATTGGTTGCACCGGATACGAATCCAAATAGCAAAAGAATCTATCTACAACAGACAATTGATTTTGACAATCTTGAAAGATACACTCCACTAGCCAGCGGTATTATAAACGGCACATTACCCACAAAAGATGCTATTGAATTGGTTAAAAGCGAATACAATGACGCACAGGTTTTTTATGCATACACTGATAAAAAGTTTTACAAGCTAAACGTTGCGTACGATGGTGTGAGGACAATTGCTGAAGTATCAGGATATCAAACCTTTGTAGGTCGTCAAGACTTGAACTTTCAATACAGACATAATGCTCCACTGAGCAGACGCATTGACCCAGGAACAACCAATATAATTGACATTTATCTACTCACTCAATCTTATTATACTGCATATCAAAATTATATTAGAGACACTACAGGTGCAGTGAAAGAACCTGCTCGTCCAACAATTGAGGAACTTACAACTTCTTATAGTACGCTCAATCAGTATAAAATGATCAGTGATAATATGATTTTGAACAGTCTGACATTTAAACCTTTATTTGGTACAAAGGCCGCAACTGAATTGAGAGCAACTATCAAGTGTGTGAAAAATGCAACAAGCACAGTTAGTACAAGTGAAATAAAGAGTCAAGTAATTAATGCTATAAACACATACTTTACAATTGACAATTGGGACTTTGGTGATACATTTTTCTTTAGTGAATTAAGTTCATATTTGCATGATCAACTTGGAAGTATTATAAGCACTGTTGTACTTGTGCCAACAAATCCTCTTAAATCATTTGGTGATTTGTACGAAATACGTTCTCAAGCAAATGAAATATTCGCTAACGCGGCAACTGTAAACGACGTTGAAGTAATAGATGCGTTGACCAGCAGCCAACTTAGAACTGCACCAAATAGTGGAGTAGTTTAAACTATGGCCAACAAAATACGCTCAGAAGATTTCTTACCAGAAATATTTCAAACACCAGCTAACAAGCAACTTCTAAGAAGTACACTTGATCAACTTACACAAAACCCAAAACTAAAACCCACTGAAGGTTATATTGGGCGTAAGATTGGTCCAGGAGTGGCTGCAAGTGACAACTATGTACTTGAGCCAACACAAACAAGAACAGATTATCAACTTGAGCCAGGAGTTGTACAACTTAAAACAGATACTAGTGTAGTCGAAAATGCAATGACATACCCTGGCATTATTGACAGTTTGCAAATGCAAAATGCAAATGTAACACGTGATGATAGACTTTTTGAAAGTGAACATTATAGTTTTGATCCAATGATCGACTTTGATAAGTTTGTTAATTTTGGTCAGTACTATTGGGTACCAGCAGGACCAAACAGTGTTGATGTGTTTTCCAATGGTGTGCCATCAACCGATACTTTTGATGTTACTTACAATAATGGTTATAATTTTTCAGGAGAAGCAGGAAGCCTCCCAACACTAACGTTGGTACGTGAAGGAAATTACGTATTTGATGTAAACACCGGCGGTAGAAATTTTTGGATACAAAGTGTCCCAGGTACTAGCGGAGTGTTACCACAACAGGC